GTCTGCACCCTGTGCTACATGTACGCCTGTATTCTCTGCCATTTACTTACTCCTCTACTTCAAATGAATGAAAGGCTACCGAATCAGGATTGATCGCTACGTAACCTTTAACGCCCTCTACCTTTCCTAGGTAAAGAGTCTTATTGTCTGAATTGAAATTGTTCAAGACAATCTTCTGTTGTCTTTCTATATCGTCATCGGGGATGTCTTGTGCCTCAGTGTGCAATACTGTCCCCATCTTCATCTGAACTTTGACTCTATATTTCATCCTCTACCTTCAAGCTTTGCCTTGATGATTTCACCAGCCTGATTCGCTAGAGAGGCTAGCTCTGTCTTGATCTTAGTCTGCTCAGTCTGAAGAGGATAAAGCAGTCCATCCAATTCTCTCAGCCTTACATTGATCTCATCCATACGGGTAAGGATCTGCTCTAGTGTAAGTGCCATATCAACTGTCTCCCTTAATTAGTTTACTGATGAACAGCCTTGCTGCTCTGTCTGTATCTTTGATTGCTAGGACGAATTCTCTCGTGCCTATCGTTCCTACTACTTCGTATTGTTTGGCGTTCAGGCGTACGCTCAGGGTGTCTAAAGCACCTACTCTGATGAGCTTGTACGTGTTGCCCGGTACTTCAATGAAATCGGTCATGACTTTCCTTTCTGATAAAAACAGAATGCCCGCCCCGAGTTAATCCTCAAGGACGGGCACCTGATGCTTTTTAGTTGACGTACTCAGCAGTGATAATAGCTGCGGCATCATGCAATGGAATCTCAATGCTGGTAATTTCTCCATCATTTACATGATACATAGCTAGTCCTGGAAGTTGAGGGAACATCCTAGCTAGATTAGGACCAGAAACCTGAATCTCAAGATCTGCGTTACCTTGCCAGGTTACTTTTGTGTTTGCTGCGAATTCAGTAATCCCGAGAGTCTGAAGATAAGCATAGATTGCTGTATCTACCTGAGCTTTAAGATCTGCTAGTTGAGATGTAGTTGCCATTAGTAGTACTCCTTAATTCTTAATCAGCCATAGTTCAGGATCTGCCTCAGCAATACCTACCAGATAACTTTCCTGCTTATAGAAGGTAAGCATATCCTCAGACGCCTTGCCTGTAAGAGGGTGAACGGTAGAGGCTGACAAGCCTTTCTCTACGTTTCGTCCTTCAAGAATGCCCTGAGTTGGATTAGTAGTAGGTCTAATCTTGAACTCCCATCCTGGATAGTTATCTGATGGAATCCATTCTGGTAGATTGAACACGAGCCTGTCCTTACTTCGTAGTTACTGTTTGCGTGGAGAACCTGAGACTTGAACTCAGTGTGGTTCGCTACCTGCATTCCCCTTGAAGTACCAGGCTCTTGTAGTTAAGGGTTGTTCTCTAAGATGCCTGGTACTTCTCTCTACTTACTTAGAATCGCCTACAACGATCATCTTACGATTGTCGTCTAGTTTGACCTGAATGACTTCTGCTTGATGCTCACTGAGCTTGTCGTAGATCTTCTTCAGCACGTTGGACATGGTATCCGTTCCTTCTCATCTTAGGATGGTGTGGTTCACCATCGGTACAAAAACTCTGCTTATCTTTACTGTTCAAAACCTTAAGGTAATGATCTTGTGTCACTATCAGGTGTAGTAGTGTTCCACAAACTTCACATTCCCAGTTCTCATTCATCGCTCACATCCACAATGTAATTGGAGCCTGTTCTGATGTCGTTGAACCTCCTTGCTTTCTTCTCAGGAAGGTCATGGATCACGAACTCTTTCGTAGTCCTGAATCCATGACGCTTCTCGAAGTCTTTGAGAGAAATGCGGTATGTCCTCTTCTTCATCTCCGCCTCCTACTTTCCGTTCCTATTAAGTACTAACGGCTGAAGTAGTAACGGTACTACGTTGAGGACAAACATTTTCACTATCTGAGACAATTATTTCCAGGCAGCTACCGGCATTCCAGATTCACGCTCGATAAGCAGCAGTGTTCCATCCTTAAAGGGTCCTTCTACCTGAACTTCACCGTTGAAGGATACTCCAGTAAGAAGCATCTTGAACCCAAGAGTATCAGCAGCCAGAGATCCTTCACCATCCTTGCTGATGAACTGGAATGCATAACGCTCTGCGAATTCGAAAGCAGATCCTGAGTTGACTACCTTCACCTTCAAGACAGTCTTGATTTCACCAGAATGATCCTCCTCGGAAGGAAACCCTGTAGCAATCTTCATCTGTCCCACCTCAACAGCCTGCTCATAAGCGACTGGAGTAACAGGAAGAGTCTCCTGGATAGGGTCTGTAGCCTGCTGAGAAGCCTCAGGAGCGACTGAAGTAATACTTGAAGTAGTAGGGATAGGTGCAACGAATTCAGCCTTCTCAGGCTTACTGAGATGAATAGCTAGAACAGCAGAGAAACTGATTGCAGAGACAGCTACTACAGCAACCCAGATCTTGTCTGATGTCTTCATTTCTTCTCCTCTAGAAGTGTTCTCAATACCTGGCTCAGAGTCACAGTACTACCCGTGTCAATACTTGCCTGCAATGCCTTGATCTTAAGCTGCGCATGAACATCATGATCCAGCTTTACTGTCACCTTCTCCATCATCATCTCCTGACTGTCGTTAGTCATGCTAGTACCTTTAGGATCGGTAGGCAAGCAGAGTGAGATAACTAGGACTACTGTTGTTAGTCAGAAAACTCTGTAGACAAGGATTACTGTTGTTAGTCAGAAAACTCTGTAGACAAGCAGAGTGACATAACTAGGACTACTGTTGTTAGTCAGAAAACTCTGTAGAACTAGGATTACTGTTGTTAGTCAGAAAACTCTGTAGACAAGATTGATCAAGAAAGTTCTTGTATTAAACGTATATCAATATACAACTGTCCGATTATATCTAATAGAAGCAGAAAGCTTCAAAAAGGTATGAATGATCGGAGAGTACAATGACCCAGTACGAGATGCCACAAGAGATGACTAGAGAAGAAGCAGCCAAGAGTCTAGATGTCCAGCTTGGCTGTATGACAATCGAAGAGAAAATTGCCCAGCACCACAAGGAAGTAGTCGTATACAGTCAGAGGAAGAACGCTCAGGATAATACTCCTTATCGAGGATTTCCTCCTGTAATGGGCGAGACAGGTTCCAGAACATCAAACGTAGAACGTACCGGAAAGAGAGACAACACTCTATCTGCCTGGTTCCGTCCTATTGGGACTGGGGAATATGCCAAGACAGACACAGTAAGGGCGGTAGATTCAGATATGCGCAGTACCTGTGATAAGTGCTACTCAGCAATCGTTCTGTGTGAAGCCTCAGCAGACGATACTCGCTCAGCTAATTACACCAGGAAGCTAGCGAATCAAATCACTACTCACACAACCTACGCGGTAAGGATCATCCACAGCAAGAATGACTTAAGTGGTTCAGCAGGAATCCGTCACCTACAGGTCTGGAAGAACGGTCACACACTCATCATGGATCTGAAGAATATCGAAGTAGGAGCTTTCCAGGTATGGGTAGAGAATAAGCACATCGAACATTTGAGATCAGATTGCAAAGGCAATCGCTGGACTTCTTGAGAAAAGAGAATAGACATGATTATGACAGAATACGTAATTGCAGATACCCATCCTTTTCCTTATATGCGAGATGCCTTGCAAAGCTGGGACAGGACTTCTGAGGAAACGAAAGCAATCTTGATTCCGCTCTTCGGAGGAGATAAGTTCTTGAAGGTTATCGAAGAGAGCAGAGCATTCTTGAAAATGGTGGAATCAGTTCAACTTAATTGACGAAAGGACTTGACAAGAATAGTATCTGTATAGTATTATAGATACATACGTTAAAACAGCTATGAAAGGCTCAAACAATGACTGACTTCACCACCATCCGAGTTACCCGAGACGTGAAGGTAGACCTCCTGAAGATCAAGAACGACTTGCTCTCAGAAGTAGGACACAACTTCACTATGGATCAGGTTCTAGAGATCCTAGTTAAGGAATATCTGAACAACAAGTAATGAAGCTAGACACTTCGGTCGATTACTACTTACAGACTATGGTAGTTCTCATCCGAAGGATGGACGAACACAGTTTCGTCCGATACAATAGACAGAGCAACACGAAGTACTCCTGCATTTCTTATGTAGAACCCCTGGTGTGAGTAGGGCACCAAAGCACCAGGGGCATCCTTCGCTAGCTCTGCACCAAGGATGCTTACATAAGGAGAATTAAAATGCAGAAGGAAAAGACACCAAGACTTTCCAGAGATGAAAATGTAGCACGTGGGTATGCCGTCTACACTCCTCATGGAACTTACCGTAACCCAATTCCAGGTAAACTGCGTGGTTACGTAGACTCAGGTCACTTGAAAGTGGATGAGTGGGGACGCCCCTATATCACAGATCAGTTCGATGCTGACATCAAGGCTATTACTAAGCCTGAACTTCAAAGCCTCTCCAGCGGTGACACCTTTACCCGCATGTTGGAGTCTCTTGAAATCGATGAGATCGAAACTCTTTCTACCAAAATCACTACCTCTTACGACAAGGATGCCCTCTTCTATTTCCTTGAGGATAAGCCTGCTGAGCTAGTCGCTATGGAAGCAGAGCTTCAGAACAGAATAGATGCTTACTGGACTCCAGAGCGTAAGGCTATTCAGTCAGCAAACAATAAGGCTCAGAATACCTATGACGTATCTGTAGTAAGGATTGAGAACGCTCGTAGGGATGTCGAGAAGATTCTTGAGAAGAACCAGGAGATCATCGATAACGCTATCGCTCGTAAGAACAATCCTGCACTAGCAGCGTCTCAGGACAAAATCTCAGCAATCATCACCGACAAGAAGCGTTCCTCTCTTCAGCGTCTTGAAGCCATTCAAGAAGGTCAGAAGTCAGCAGGAGCAGCCTTCAACGCTAAGCGTGAGATTGTCCTAGCTATCGCAGCATTCCTTGGTAAAGGTCTTGATAAGGACACCATCGAGACTCACATTTCAAAGATGGATACCTTCTCAGCACTAGCCTATAAGAATGAGAAGAAAGAATTCAACCGCCTCTTCAAGGATACAACATCCTGGATTCACCACAAGAATCAGATCAAGCTTTGGTGGGATCTAGTCGGCTGGATCGCTGAAGGAATGAAGAATTCCAAGATCCGCACTAAGACCAAGGATCAGTTCTACCTCATCATGGTCATGGTTGCTCTGCATCAAGCTAAGGACAACGACTCACGAGGACTGGTAGCGTTCAGGTACTTAACTAGGACTACTGTTGTTAGTCAGAAAAGTCTGAGCCTTGATCCTCGTGGTCTAGGAGAGAAGTTCACAGCTTACGAGAAGTTCGGTTACATCTCTTACGAGAAGGGTGTTCAGGGTGGAGTAGCTTCAAGAGCAGGCATCAAGCCTTACACTGGAACTCTTACTGTAGAGGATGCTAAGGCTGCTATCGAAGCTATCATGAACATCTTCAGTGAGTCTCCTTTCCAGGCTGAGCTTGATCTAGTTCTGAGCCTTGTAACTAGGACTACTGTTGTTAGTCAGAAAACTCTGACTCCTCCTGCCTACGATGATCAGGATCTTGAGAATGCTGTAGATGATCTGCTAGCAGTCTTTGTTCCTATCTCTCGTTCAGCAGCAGACGAGCGTATTGCAGAGCGTCAGATTGAATCTGTTGACTTTGAAGCTGCTAAGGAAACTTACCTTGCAGAGCAGGCAGAAAGAATCAACAAGCACCTTGAATCAGGAGTAGGGTTTCAGCCTCGTCAGTGGTACTCCCAGAGCCCTCAGATCCACGCTGAGGCGTTAGTTTAATAAATAAGTAGTGAGCTTAGGGTCGGAATATTCTAGGCTCATAAAAGAATATAAAATAGTTGATCTTAACTCTTGACAGCTATAGATCTATAATGTTATACTTTATAGTATGAGGCAGAGATGCTGCCTTTAAAGAGAAAAGGTAATTAAAATGGCGAACGAATTCTATAAGCAATTTCCTAAGTACAAGACCTTCTTCCGTGAGGGTACTAAAGAAGAAATTGCAGCTCTAAGCCCTGCTGATAAACTTCGCTACCTTCAAGAAATTGAAGATCCTAAGCTAGAAGATCGCAGACTAGAATTCCAGAATAAAGTACAAGCCCTGCTAGAGGAATACCAAGACGCTCTTGCTCCTCGCCTTAGAGATAAGGATGACTGGAAGGGTGAGATGGGAAGATTTACCGTTAACGGTAATTATTACTACATCGTTCACGACTGGGAAAAGAAAGATGTATGTGAAGTTTGCCTTGAAGATCTAGACGACGAAGACTGAAATTACTTGAGTTGGGCATCTAGCTAAGGCTGGGTGCCCACTCTACTGCCCTTTAGGAGAATTAACATGCAGATTGAAGTATCTCAAGCAGTTTATGACCACTTAATGTTCTGGCAAGACAGGATGCAGAAAGATTCAAATAACATTGCTGCTGAAATGGCAGATTATTATAACGAACCTATTGAGTATTGCCAGATTGATTTAGATCTTGTTATTCATACTCTTGCTAACGAACCTCTAGCTCAATCTCTACGAAAGCACAGAAGCAAGTATCAGGAGTTTACTCATAATTACTACAGCACGTTTGATCAAAGTTTTGAAGCAGCGACAAGGATTTCAGATGAAGATATGTAATACCTGTAAAGAAGGTAAGCCGTTAGATGCATATGAGAAGGGATCTACTTATAAGGGTGGGTTCCGTCCTCAATGCAAAGCTTGTAGAAAGCTTAAACAAAAGCAACGTGCAGCAAAAGGGCTTTCTGAGGATTCACATTTCCATGGAACTTACACAGGGTACACAAGCTACAATTGTAAATGTACCAAATGTAAGAAAGCAGCGGCTGATAGGCAGAGGCAAAAAAGAGCACGTAATAAAGCTTCTTTAGAAGATCGTAAAGCAAATACAGTTATTCCACCAGAATTTCACGGAACAGTAAAAGGCTACAGGCACTACTTCTGTAGATGTGAACCTTGCAAGACCGCTGAAAAAGAATATAAGGCAAAGCGCTGGGCTAACATGACGCCAGAACAAAAGAAAGAACATGCGCTACGTTATATTTCTCATTCAATTACAGGCAGAAGAAAAAGACGTAATAAGGAAAAAGCAGCTAAGCTTCCCATTGATGATAGACATATTGCCAATGCTTATTTAAGATGTAGCATTAACGATGTTTGTTTTTATTGTGGTGAAGTTAAAGAAGAAATGCACTGGGATCATTTTTACCCTGTAAGTAAAAATGGAACTGATCACTGGTGGAATATGAAGAGAGCTTGTAAGGATTGTAATTTAAGCAAGTATAACAGATGTGGTACTTGGTGGATATTGAAAAGAGGAAATGTAAATGTTTGATAGTGCATATTCAGTAGATCTTAAGGCAAAGGTAATCGTAGATGAGGGAGAAATTATTGCTCTTATGATTTTTATGCCTGATGGTTCTTCACTTTCTTTTGCTCTACCTAACTTGAAAGCTATGAAAGACTATAATGATCAGACTTTTAAGGAAGCACTTGAGGAAAAGATCTTAAACAAGGAATCCGATTAGTAACTTGAGGAACAACCCTCAACCGAATAGATGGAGATAACAATGAATACTGTACTTCTAAATACACTGCGCAAGGATGCAGAGACCGTTAAGAACGCTAAGGGTGTACTTGCTATCCATCCTCACCTTCTTTCACAGCTTGCTGTTTATATTGGTGAGGATAAGAAGTCCACTAAGGTTCTTCTGTCTGACACCAAGGTAGAGGCTAACAAGTTGTTCGGAGCAGATTATGTCGTAGATTCTTCAGTTCTTACTTGGGAGCTACGTCTGCCTTGATAAGAGCCTGAGTATTGATTAGGGGAGTTGATGACTGAAAGGTCGTCGGCTCCCCTTCTTTGTGCAAATAGTGATAAAGTATAGAAAAATAGTCTTGTAGATCCAGTTCTGATCCTAAATAGCCGTTATTAATAAGTAGGAACGTTAGTAAGAGTACTAACGCTACAGAAAGGTTAACTAAAATGTCCAACAAGCTTAAGAACTTCTGGACCATGAGAACGGGAGTTACAGTACTCTCTCTTCCACTTTTGACAATTACATTGCTTGCAGGAGCCTTCGGAGCATATGAGATCCTGACTTCTTATGCAGGCTTCAGTCCTGAATGGGCATGGGGAGCAGCTATCGTCATCGACCTTACAGGTCTTTGGTTAGCATTCTTCACAACCATCCTGGCAAAAACAGGAGCAGCAGTAACCAGCATTAAGCGCTCTACCTATTTTGTTATTTGTGTCAGTGTTCTTCTGAATGCTTTCCACGGATGGACAGTAGGATCTCAGCTAGGTACTGGAACTGTCTCACTAATTGCAGGAGGTGTAGGAGCACTTGTTTCAGCTATGTTCCCGATCTTCTCAGCCATGATCTTCCACTACAACCTAACCTTGATTACCTTTGAGTACGACAAGGAAGCAGGACACATCCTGCCTCGCAAGCCTACTCTTCCTAAAGGTAAGTACAGAAACAAGGCACGTGAGAAAGAGATCATGACTAAGCACGCAAACCTTCAGTACGACTTCCAGGACTGGAACATGGAACGAGAAAAGGCAGAACAGCAGAACAAGACAGGACAGAGCGAACGAACATTAAAGGCTGAAGGTAGTGTTCCGAACGAACAAACGAACAATCTTGAGATTCGTTCGAACGAACAATTTGCTCTAAGGTCATCCGAACGAACAAACGAACAAACGAACATTGAAGTTGCGAACAACGAACAAGAGATGTTCGCGAACAAACTAAACGAACGAACAAACGAACAAGTAGCGAACGAACAACTTAAAGACCAGGTAGATCAGTTGTTCGCCGAACAAACACTTCAGAATATTGCAGCAACAATGACGCTCAAGGAAGCCATTGAGGCTCTACTAGATGCAGGCATTGAAGATCCTAAGAAGCTTCAGGCAAAGATTGCCGAACAGAACATCCTAGACAGGAAGGGTAATACTCCTACTGTTGAGGCTGTACGAACAACAAAAAATAGAATCTTGAACAGCCGAACAAACTAAACGAACAATATTATGTTCGCGAACAAGGGATGTTCGAACAAACGAACAATTCAAACGAACGAACAAGGGATGTTCGAACAAACGAACAATATTATGTTCGCGAACAAACTAAACGAACGAACATCCCTTGTTCGAACAATTGAGAGGATGAGACTGCAATGTTGAACAACACTGAGATTACCTTAGCTCACAGACAGGCATACACATATTTGGATAAGTGGTTCAGGCTACAGCACAAGTTGGATTTCTGGGGAAAGCATCCAATCCTGGCTTACAACCTTTACTACGGAAGACAGCCTGTCATCCAATACCCAAAAGATCCTAATCTAAGTTACAAGATCTTGAGCAACAAATGGCATTACGTAGCCTTCTTCCACAAGGACTTTCCTGATGTCTTCTACGTACCGGAACTGATTACTCCACAGACATCAGCCAAAGTACATAGAGAAATGACAAGCTTCTTCAATAAGTACAAGGCACTTGAAGCAGCACGTGAACAGGATTACATCATGGATGATCCTAAGACACGAGGAAAGCGTTACGAATCAAAAGGATACCGAGAAGACAAGGCTTATTACGAGAGAGCAGGTTACTGATCATGTCGAACACCAGGAACATCAACTTCGCCAACGATACTGGCGAATTCATCTACAATGATTATAAAGTCTATACCATGCCTGCCTCTGTCGTTGCAGGTGGATTGCTTCTAGCAGTAGTGTTCAGGGCTGTTATGTGGATTATGATTCACTTAGGTGACTACTCACCTATCATGATTACTTCAATTGCTACCGTAGGAATCCTGGTAGTTGCCTCATCTTGCTTGTACTTAGGTTACAGGCTTTATGCCTTCAGAGAGTTCCTGAACAACGAACTACTTCTAACTAAGCACGCTGTGATTTCAGGATTGGTAGTTGCTGCATTCTTCGTGATTGCAATGTGGGAGAATGTCGGACAGTTCATGTTCGGAGTTTGGACTCTTGCATTCTTCGCTTTCGCAGCTATCGGATTACCTTTGAGCTGGGCAATCAGGCGTTGGGCTGATAAGCGTCACGGACATGCGCCTATTGTTGAAGAGGTTAAGACATCATTCTGGGCTGATGCAGGATTTGGATCTACTAATGAAGTTGATTGTCATGCAATTCCTGGTGGCTATCTGCACAAGCTGAAGCTAGATCCGAAGGTTACTGCTGCTGACTTACAGAAGGAGGCTACGCTAATCGCTAAGAACTACAATACTAACGTAAAGAAGATCCGCATTACAGAAGATGCTGATGATACAAACTTTGCATACGTTACTAAGTTCGATAACGAACCTTTCGCTGATGATAAGCTATGGATTGGTCCTGATAAGCCTGGTCTAAGCATTGCTGAGCCTATCGAGATTGCAACTTACGACATCGGTAACCGTCAGAGCATTTATCTTTCAGGTAAGAATGGTGCTAGCTGTCACCACTGGTTGACTGTAGGTATGTCAGGTTCAGGTAAGACTTATGCATGGCAGGGTATTTATGCATCAGTTCTTAACCGTACTGAGGTAAGCCTAGTGTATATCGATGCATCTAAGGGTGTTGCTTCTGGAATGCCTTTGGCATCAGGTATTGAGTGGTTTGCTTGGGATATGGATTCAGCAATTGATGTTATTAACGGAGTCCAGAGAGCTATCAAGGCACGTCAGAGCGCACTAACTCAGAAGGGCTTGCCTTATTGGAAGCCTGGATGTGGAATGAACTTCATCATTTTCCATGTAGAAGAAGCAGCAGATTACATCAGCAACAAAGAAGCTAACGATAAGCTGACTCATATTGCTAGGGCTGCCCGTTCTGCTGGAATTGCACTGATCTACTCTCTACAGCGTGCTACTAACAAGGAATTGCCTGTAACACTAAGAGAGCAGCTTGAAGGACGTATGACTTTCAAGGTAGGGCAGAAGAAGGAAAATGCTCTAGCTCTTTCTGGAACCTCTCAGGAAGCAGGAGCACAAGCACAGAACATCCCTGTAAAGGGTGGTTTCTACATGACTTCACCTTACATCGATGATTTCTACGCTGGAAATATCCTTCGAGTAGATGCATTCGATGAGCAAGATTTAGAAAGAGCAGTTGAGCAGGGTGCAATTAACAGAACTCCATTGGATAATGTTACTGCATCAGCATTCGGTCAGGCTTACTACGATTACCGCGCACAAGTAGATGCAGGTTTAACCGAATGGCAGAGAATCAAGGCTGCTAGGGGAGCACAGGAACAGCCTCAGGAAGGCACTTTTAAGGGACCTGAGAGCCACGCTGAGGCTCCAACAGAAGAGTTTAATACAGAGACACCTAAGAAGAATAAAGCCTCTAATTTAAACTCTGACAGGCAGTCTTTCATCGATGGATTGTGGGACTTGATCCTTGAGTTCACTCAAGACACCCCAGAGTTCACTAGGAAAGATATCAAGGATTATGCAATGCTAGAACTTGAGAAGTCTGAGAGTTGGATTTACGCTAGACTTAAGGAATTTATTGCAGAAGGAAAGCTAGGAGAGAATGGGAACAAACTGTTCGTCAAATAAAGATTGAATTGAGAGCTGGTCTACGGATCAGCTCTTTTTTCATGCTCAGATCGATTGTGAATTAAATATACTGCGCACCCTTACATACTCTCGCATTCAAATAGAAAAACTCTTAGAATCGATCTGAGCGGGCTAGAGAGGCATACTGGCATGTGCCTTCGGTATGGCTAATGTACGGAAGAATTGTTGCTGATCCTCGCCTTACTTACGGAAGGATTGCTCTCTCTGCCTCTCTCCCTATAATGACCTGCTGTTTTACCCTAGGAATTGCCTAGGAATGAAGCTAGGAATGACCCTAGGAACGCCTAGGAATGGAGTCCGAAGCACCTAGGAATTTGCCTAGGAATGCAAAAAAGAGACCCACCCTTTCGGATGAGCCTCTTTCGATTCAGTTAGACATCAGCGACCCCAGAGCTTGTTAGCCAGAGCAACCTTCTCGACAGCCTTGACCGCGTGGCACTTGCGGTTGAACTCAGCAGCCTTGCAGGTGCAGCGGAAACCAACGTTGTCCTTGCCAGGGCGGAAGACACGAGCCTTGTGGTCTTCTCCACCAGTCTTAGAAGGAACGATGGCGATGATCTGAGTCAGCCACTTACGCCGAGTGCCCATCTTGATCAGGGTGACAGCCATACGGTTCAGGGTGGTGTGCTCGCTGATGATTTCCGGCTGAGTCATGACCGACATCGTGTAGCTCCTTGTTTGCCGTTGTCCTGCTGACATGGAGAACATTACTCGCACAGGATTAGTCTGTCAACTAAAACTTTGAGATTGTGTTTTCCCTGGTCAAGGCATGGTTATTATCCTCCACTTAGCCCTGTGGCGTGGGTAGGACTGCTTGCTGTGTTCTAGATGTCCTAGGTCTACCAGAGCCTTCAGATGCCTGTCAGAGGTTCTGAGTGGGTAGTCAAGTTTAGTAGCTATAGCTACTCGCGTATCTGTAATCCAAGATGTTCCGTATTGCTGCTCAAGGTCTTTCAAATAATACTTCAGTGCACTCTTCATTGCTTACGTGGCTTTGGTCTGATGTTCGTAGTGCCGATGTGAATTCCTCCACAATCGTTACAACGATAAGGCTTCAGTGCGATGATCTTTGACTTGCTTCGCTTATCCTTCTTGTTTTGGCTCAGGATTGCATGAAACGCCTCCTGCACTGAACTGTATGTGATTTTGCCAGAATTACCATGACAGTACATGCTAGATATCAATTCCCTTCTGTTTGAGTACTTGCTCTAATTGACAACACATCTTTGTCTTGTCTTCCAGAATGAGCAGTAGCTCCTCTTCTCGTTTCTTCAACATCTTATTTATCTCGATTGAGTTTACGAGTCTTTGAAAAGCTACTGCTCTCTCCTCAGACACGGCATGTTCCTCCATAACCGTCTCCATAATATTAGTCATTAGTCTGATTCGAGTCATGAGTTTTGAGCACGTCAATCTCATCATCGATGTCTCTAAGCCTCATTTGAAGGTTAGCTACATCATCTCTAAGATCACGTACCTTGTTCTGTAACTCTTCAATCTTAGCTTCCTTCTGACGAACCTGATCCTCAAGCTGAGTGATTCTGTTAAGAAGTTTCTCGTTTTCCTTTTCCTTACGATCAGCTTCTTTTCTAGCCTCCTCAGCCGCAGCCTGCATCAGTGCCATGACCTTACCGGCACCTTCAGTAGATGAAGCCACCATCGCAGCAAAGCTTTCAGCAGGAGCCTTGATACTTGCTGCGTGTTCGTCTAAATCTTCCCTCTTGCGCTCTCTCAGGAATTTTACCAGAGCGGATACGCCGGTGATAACTCCCATGACACAACCGACAATAGCGATAATCAGGGTAATATCCATATTACTCATCCACCTTCTTTTCTAGTGAACCTACTTTCTCGCGTAGTTCCTGATTCTCTCTATCTAGCTTATTAGCATATTCAAATGCATTAGCGACCTTACCTAGGTTCCTGAAGCGAGCGATGCAAGCAACTACGAAAAGAAGGAACGTTGCGATAACCAACCAACTTGCAGACAAACTCTGCGTATAGCTTACGATGGCAGTTCCATAAAGAAATGATCCCGTAGCCAGAGCAGCAAGACCTGCCTGCTCAATTCTTAATTTAATCCACTGCTTAGACAACAACCCAGTAATCGTCAAAATAGACCCGAGGACAAGAAAAGCTGCCCAGATGGAAATCATCCAGGCAGGATACACAGCATCGACTGAGTTAGGAGCAAACAGATGAGGATTGAAAAGTAACGGAAGTCCTGATGCAAGTCCAAGCCAAGCCAGGAACACCGTTGTTGATTCAAGAGACAATCTCTTGAATGCTGTCTTCAATTCTTCTAACATTGCTACCTCCACATATAGCTTAATTTCTGCTGAGGTACGGACTCAACAGCTTAACGATTTCAAAGACCAATGTTGGCTCCTCCCTCAAACTATCGTAGAAGTCGTCAACGTAGGCATTACCTACAAAATATAGATCGTCATCCACCTGATAGCTGTCAGACTCCCACAAAGCAATCTTATTCTTAGCTTTCTGTTGAGCATCGCTGAGCTTACGAAGTTTAGGAGATTTAACCTCAGTCATAGCTGTCAGAGACTGCGTGATATCAATAGCTGCAAGAGAACGGATAGAAGCCCACTGAGGGGATTGATCTTTAATATCCGCATAGTTCAGTGCAAACGAAATAGAATAAGCCCTAGGAAGGCTCTGAAGGGTCTTAATAGTGGCATCTACCATTAGTGCAAGAGTAACCTCATGATCTGATGTGACTGCATTCTCAGGTAGATCTACTTCTCCATCAATAGAGACAATCTCACGTCGTGTGAATTTGGTAGGAAGCTTATCGACGGTATTGTTCACGTCCTGCTTGAGCCATTCCCTACCACCACGAGATACGTAGTCTTTCTTTCTAGCCTCATCTTGGATCATACCCTTCATTCTTCGGGAGGCATAGTAACCGAAGTAATGGATGTCTAGTGCTGAGAACCCCTTTTTCTCACAATAAGCATTCCAATTATTCGCTGAATTGATTAGAGCCTCATAGCACAATGAAAGAATGTCATCAGGATCGATCAGGTTCTTGTACTTAGGTGTATGCATATCTGCTGTAGTATGAGCTACATGCAAAAAGTCATTGATCAGAGTTTCAGGTGATACGTAAGGCAATGTGTTGGTCATCTAAGTTGTCTCCTTGCTGATGTTGCTGGATAGCACCTCTATCCTTCTATAAATAAGTAACGGCTGTTTAGGTTGAGAAGTGATCTAGGAGAGGTACAGAGTTTTCTGACTAACAACAGTAATCCTAGTTGTAGATCTTGCTCTGTACCTCTCCTAGAGTTTTCTGACTAACAACAGTAATCCTAGTTACTTCACTCTTCTTCTGGTGCTGGTTCCTCTACAGGAGGTTCTTCTTCAGTTGAGTCAAAAACTAGTTGTGCTTGTGCAGCACCTGAGAATACTAGTGCTACTCCGTTAGAGACCTGAAATACATCAGGTCTGCCTGACTTCTCGCTAAGCTTCTGCATAGATACTTTCAATCCTTCAATCAAAGCCTCTACAACATCCTGAAGGCTGATCTCCTCTTCTCCAGTACCTCCCATCCAACTCTGAAAATTGGAGGTACTGAGAGATACATCACCTGACCATTCAAAGGTGTTGCTTCCCTCATAAACTCCTTGAGGATTAAGTCTAAAAGTGAGTTTATCTACGTTAATGTCTGTTGGGAATTCGATCATTACATTCTCCTTAAGCTAGTCTCTTCCATGTAAGATAAGAGGAAGATCTGATAATTGTTGAGTTTGCTGCTGAAGTGCTTTGTGCTGCTTGAGCCTGGATAATTCCTCCTGTTGCACCTGCTGTAAGGATTCCAACTTCAGTAGCAAATTGATACGATACAGAGTTCCAAGCACCGTACGCAATTTGCGTATCTAGTTGGTGAGCTGAATTTCGCATGGTTGCGTTATCAGCAGCAGTCATGTTCAAAGATGGACCTACGCAATGACGCAACCAGCTAGCATCTCCTGACCAGGCTGTTCTAAGGTTTCCGTCTGCTGTACCATCTGAAGCCAAGATTGAGGTTGTATAGTCAATCCTTGCCTCTACGTAATACACACCGTTAGGCTCAACATTAAACATAAGACCTGGAATATTGGATAGAGTAATGCTACTAGTCTTAGTCAAGTTTGCGGTTGCGATCACTACGCCATTCATCGGCTTAGTACTTACGTAGTCCAGGATTGTATAAGACTTACCTGTCTTAGCGCATAATACTTTCAGTCCGTTAAATGGGATGAAACTTGACGTGACGTTGCAGGTAACAGGAGTGGTTTCTCCTGAGAACCTGACCTTTACTACCTGATCTCCCTGAGTGAATCCAGTAACGTAACCCACTCTGAATGGATCGTTGTTTTGTTCTGGGTATTTATTTTTATTGAAGAAATCTAGTCCAGCCATTTTTACACCTCATCGTTAATGTTGATTGCTCTGCGAACGGTGTGAGACATCATCGCCCCTGAAGAACAAGTAAAGCTCCATCCGATTTCACCGTACTTAGCATCGACTCCAAGAGCTGAATGCTTAATCTGGACTACAGTAGCTTCTCCATGCTTAGGCAGGATTGGTGTCTCGAATGTCAATGTCTCGTTGATGTCAGAATCCTGTGCAGCCCTTTTCAAAAGCAAGGAATACAAAGCATCAGCATCGATAGCATCACTCTGAGACTCGAAGAAAGTCTTTACACGTCCTCGTGATGGGATTGAGGTTGGTGAACTGGTGTTGTTATTCCTGAATGTTTGAGTGATCTCTGGCTTATCTACCTGAGAGACTACGAAAGTCCATTCATTAGGAACACTTCCATAATCCAACTCTGCTGAGATGTTGTTACCTAGCAGAGAAAGCTCATCAGTTGCATAAAATACTGAGGCTTCCTTATCAGCAGGAGCCGTGTACCTACGGGAAGTAGCAACAGAATCAACCATGTAGATAGAACCATTACCCATTGAAGTAAGGATGTCGTTAAGGATAGTCAACTTAGACGTTCCTGCATCCCAGCTTCTTTCTACATAAATAATAGAATCAGACCCTGTAATATCAGCATCCAGACCTACAGACCTGCACACTTCAATAGCAGCATCGATAGCAGGTGTGTTTGCAGCTACAACATAGCGATCGTTAACTAGATCATCAGAAAGTAGCAAGGAAAGATCCCATCCTGTCACTGCTCGTTTCACTACAGCAGTTCCTTCAGAGACACTTCTGGTTGCTGAATCCAATACGAACACTCCCATAGAATTACACAACCATCCATCGGTGACTGTATCATCTACAAGTCCAGCACTAAGGTAATTAGGATCGTAGTTATAATCCACCCAAAGCCTCATTCTGTCTGAGGGGAAGTCAACTACCTCAAAGCCTGGAAACTCAATTAGCGTAAATCCTAGCTGCCTCTTGATAGGTCTCAGGTAGTCGTAGGTGAGTGATCCTGAATCTTCCTCAATGAAGTTGGATACGAATCCTTTGGTAGCTCCGGTGACATCGAGAAGTTCCCAACGGAAGCGAGGGTATTGTGCGTTGCTGACGTATGCCTTGATTTCTTGGGCAGTCAGATAGCTGGTGTTCATACTTACAGACATGTTCTATCATCTTCCTTCTACAGAGTTTTCTGACTAACAACAGTAATCCTAGTTGTAGTAGTAGTTCTAGGGAGAGGGTGTGACTCTAGAGTTTTCTGACTAACAACAGTAATCCTAGTAAGTAGTCACACCCTCATCTCTATGATCGACATTAAGGAGTAGCAATGCAATGAAGTACTCCAGATCCAATAGTTAGAATGGAGGAGTTCGTGTACTGCAAAGTAAATCCTGTTGTTGTCTTATTGATTGCAGCATAAGTGTAAGGATTTCCTACGCTCAGTGTATTATCAGGAAGGAACCTTACGTTATAGGTGTTGTTCGGCAGAGTAATATTCCAAGTAACGGCAATAGTTCTCGTACCTAAACCTAGTAAGGTAACTCCAGGAAGCACAACAGTTTTACCGTCAAGGAAACTGTTTACTCCTGCCGCGCCGGTATCACCTTTAACTCCTTGAATACCTTGAGAGCCAGTATCACCTTTCACACCAGGGCTCCCTTGAGGTCCATTAAGTCCAGTCATTCCTTGAGGACCCTGAATACCTTGCACACCAGGAACACCTTGGATGCCAGGATCTCCTTTAGCACCAGCAGCGCCTGTATGCCCTCTAGGTCCCACCAAACCGCTCTCAAGCGACGCGATTAAATCCCTGATGCGTTCCCCTACAGTCCCAGGAATTAACAATCTAGGAGTAATAGGATCCTCAGGCAGATCTGCTGGAACCGTAGGAGGCTCTGAAATGTCTTCAGGGTTAGGCGTAGGAATTCCAGGAGCAGGAGGTGAACCTGTCCACTTTGAATACTGCCTGTTCCTCATTCTCCAGAGCCTCCACCTTGCTAATCTGTCAGCAAGGATTTCTTCAATCTCAGTTGCCATTTCTCATATCCTCTCAGGGTTGAAGTCCAGCTACTTTAAATGTGAAGGAAACCATAGCTCCCCAAACTTCATCAGTAATCTGAATTCCATCCAGCCACCCTGTGTAACGTCGCCCTCTAGCGTCACGGTAGATGATCTCACCCTTTGTGGATGCTAGAGTTCTGAAAGCGATTAGATCTGCATCCAGGCTTTCATAGCGAATACACCTCAAGGATACTGAGAAGCTTTTCTCTGTTCGTGCTGAATACTGTACGACAGGATATTCCCTACCGTACAAGCGAATCTCAGCACCAGCGTTGGAAATTGTTTCCCCTCTACCTCTTCCTTCATCGAACACAAAACTTCTGATTGTCTCACCAGGGTATTGCCTTACATGCATCCACACATTATCGAATGTCAGAATTACTTCATCATCAGAAACAGACCAGTCAGATACGTAAAGGATGTCATCTTCAGTCTTGATGTTACGAGAACGGTACATTCGGTATTCCTCACTACCTACCTCATAATCAAAGATGATGTCTACGGCATTTCCTGCCTGCACTGGAGTCAACGGTTCTGGTGAAATAGGTTTCCATGTAAGTCCCATATCCTCAGAATACTCAGTCTCGGTGAACGGTCCTACGTTGTTCCTATATCCTTCGTAGTAACCAAGGTACTCATCACCTGGATACAGGCTCATAGCATCAACGTAATAGGTCTCAAGACTAGTCATCTGATCCACTTCAAGCCTCAAGGAAGCCTGAGTGATAGCAGGGTTGCTAGGGATAGGAATTACTGATCCACCGTTAACCCACTGACCAGGAATTACGTAAGGACGATATCCGTATGCAGTAATGAAGGTGCCGTTAGCATCGAATAGGTCCAGCCATACTGAGAATCTACGGTTAGCAGAATTACCGTTAGCACCATAGACAGCAGCATTGATGACGTAGTTGTCTCCTGGAGTTACAGGGTATTTGATAGTACCTCCGGCAAGATCAGCCCTTACAGTAGTCTTTAGAGGCTGCAAGACAATAGACCAAGTAACAGCCTGAGCCAGAGCAGTAGAGGATGTCAGAGTCTTTCCGGAAACGTTAGTATCTGAAGTTGTCTTAGTGTTCTGCAACTGTACGAATGCTCCGAAGGTAGCTTCGTTAGCTGTATTAGCTGTAGTACCCAACTGAGCTTCGTATGCTGCACCAGCTCCAAGGTTAGAAGTCCAGGTAGCTGCTGTAGTAGCTGCCGCCCTTACTCCACCTACAGCTTGAATTAGGACTCCATTGTGAGGAGTCACAACAGCAGGCATGTTAAAGGTAGTTGTTGAAGTAGTTACAGAAGCAACCGCATATCCAGAAATAATAATAGGTGTTCCTGCAATTTCTCCCAAGTTCCTGCTGTAAATCCAAGCAGTTCCTTTAGCTGCTGCTGAAGAAGTCCAAGTGTAGGTTGAAGGCTCAGATCCGCCAGCAACTTTGTAGTACAAAGCAGACTTCACAGTAGATCCAGCAGTCTGAGTAGCGTACAGAGTCCATCCAGCAGGAGCAGTAATGCTAGGAGTAGTTGAGTTTAGAGTTACGATAGCGACCATAAAGTCACCACTCAGTACATCACCTCTGTTTGCAGTGAATGCAGTTACGTTATTGCCTGTGAAGCCTTCTGAGTCTCGCCTGCCTCCGATATCTGTAGTCTCCATAGCTAAAGCTAGTGTGCCCTGAACTGTGTTCAAGTCAGGACCAGCAGGATCAACACTGATAGTAGAAGTAGGTTCAGATGCAAACCAGTTGTAAGTACCTTCCATGGTGGAATCTGCATAACTTAGAAGGTTAGGAGTATCAGTTGTCAAACCACCACGACTCCATGCAGGAATAGGGGTAGTCAACTCTTCCAGAGCAACCAGGATAGGTGCATCTACGAAGTGGACTTGCCCAGCAGAACCTCCTTGGAAATATACAGTTACAGACGCATAAACAGCATCAACAGGAGCAGTACTCTTGACTTCAATCTTAGTCCAGTTGTCTCCATCTTCGGCAATAGAAGCACCGTTAGTAGAGCCTAGGTAATCAATATCGATGTCATAGTAATCAATGCTGATGAAGGCATTACGGACTGTAGATGCCTCAATCTTACGCACGTATGCCGCAGCACCGTAAATCTGTCCTGGAGTAACCCTAATTGAAGGGTATGTTCCTAGGGATGGAGTTGAAGAGGTGAATGTAACCCTGATGCTGTTTCCACCAGAATAGACATAGCTAGGTCCAGTCTCATCAGTCAACGTAGCTGAGAACAGCAGGTAATCCCATGAATTAGATTCCGGCTGTGCAGCAGACTGAGAAAGCATGTTCAGTTTGTTATACACAGCAACAACAGCACGACCGTTAGCATTATCTTCCATTGCATATACAGTAGGTACAGCAGGATTAGGAAGATTTACGCTGAAGCTCATGGTTACATAATCAGACCACAGCACAGCGCTATCTGCACCGGCAGGCTGAGCAGTCCTCATACGGATGTAGTAGGAACCGTTCGCAAGAGCTTCAGTCAGGAAGTGGTAATCATTAGAGCTGTTAACTGTAGTCTTGAAGACACTGACGTTAGCTGTAGTAAAGATCTCAATGTCATAGACAGACTGATCTTCCAAGTCGTCAGTGTATTCCCATGTAATAGTAGGAGTACGAGTGTTGTCTACTACGCCACCATTACCTAGACCATTTACAGCCAAGTTAGAAGTAACAGGCTTGAGATCCAGGACAATATCCACACCCATTTCATAGATGCGTACATCAGTCGTAGTCATTCCATATACTTCAAGTTGGAATGAGTTGACGGTTGCCTGAGAGATAGGTCTAGGAGCGATAGCAATTAGACCACTAGTAATCTCAGTATTCTCACTCAAACCTGTGTAACGAGTAGGGGTCTGAGTAAGTACGTGAGTAGAAGTCTTTTGCCAATCGTTCTTCGGTAGAACTCTCGGGTTATGTAGACGTAGGTTGACCTTGCGACTAGTTGAACCTGTACGGGCAGCAACAACCCACGGTGTGACGCTTTTGATTCTAGCGCCTGCCGGGATAGTTGTTGTTCCCAGGTTTAATTGAGCAGCAGCACCGTTAACGCCTGCTGTATAGCTACCTGACAAAGCGGTGTAAGTAGCATTGTTGTCATCTGACAACGCAGTCCACATTACACCGCCTGCACCGGTAGTAGTCCAAGATCCTCGCAACGAACCTGCTGCATTAGGACGAATGGTTACTACACTCATATTATATCTCCACCTTCATTAATCTTAAGCAGTTACGGTAGAATAACCGTTACCTCTTGCTGAATCCTTAATCATTTTTTCAAGTCTCTTTACAGTTAGTAGATCGGCAACTGTGCTGATTTCAGGAGCAATCACAAGATCACCGTGAATTACCATTCCACCACCGTTAGCAGCGATATCCTGATAAGCTCTGGTTTCCTTAGGAGTAAGAACAGCTTCAGGCTTCTTACCTAGGTTGATACCTACACCACCAGGAGTAAGCATTCCTCCGTTATCAAATACCTTTCCAGGAATTGCACCAGCAAACTTCTTCATACTCTTCTGAACGAACTCACCAAGAATGCCTAGTGCTGGCATACCTTCCCATAGCTTGCTTAGAAGTGGAGTAAGTTGATCCTTCAGATATCCGAAGATGTCACCGTTACCTCCACCACCAATAAACTTATTACCAACCTGAGGCATATAACCCTGACGCTGGAAACTATCTACGCTACGAGCCTGTGAGCCTACTAGAACACCCTTTGAGCCACGAGACTCGAATGCAAGTCCAGCAAGGTTACCTGCTGTGTGACCTACACCAGAACTAGCTCCTCTTTCTCCAGGGTGAGCATATCCTGCTGTGAATGTTCCCTTACCATTCTTGAAGTAGTTTTGCTGATTGCTTGTGCTGAATACTCTTTGGTGAGGATTCTCTCCACGAAGCATGTTGTATACAGCACCTACAAGACCTGAACAGTCATAGCCGCGAGGACCAGATGATGCCCAGATGTAAGGCTTTCCTGCCTGAGCACGAATCCATTTCTGAGTCTCACCAATTCTCTCGGTAATAGCACCACCATTCTTGAATCCTTGAGTAACGATGCCTTCAGAGACATCTCCACCAGTTCCGCCAGGCTTCAACGCACCACTACGAGCCATTCTACGAAGAGCGTACATAGCACTCTGACCACCGATAGCTTCAACTTCTCTAGCAGTCCATACATGTTCACCGTTAGAAAGGCGAGCATTGATGGAGTCAGATGTTGCAGTACCTTTTCCGAATACAGCACCACCAGTAGCGAATCCTTTGAAGTTATTACCTGAGTCATCCTTAGGGGCAGCAGCACTGATAGTACCGATGGTAGGAATCTTCAAGTTAACCCAGTCGAGAGGCTTGTTAAGAGCGTTAATACCTTTGTTGATGAATCCAATCATTCCATTTAGACCATTACGAGCAGCTTCAGCAGCCTTAGACAGCCCAGTAGAAGCAAGACCTTTAATAGATCCGAAGATGGAAGAGAACTTAGACTTCACTTCATCAAGCTTCTTCTTTAATGTATTGACGTATCCAGATACCTTATCAACACCTGACTTGAAGGTTGAAGTTACGTTATTCCACAATCCTGAGAAGAAACCCTTAACAGAATTCACTTTTTGCATGATTCCATCTCGAATAGATGTCATGAAATCAGTGCTCTTTGTCTTCAAGGTATTCCACAGGTTATTCCAGGTATTGACGACTGCATTCTTTCCGTCTGTAAAGGCTGTCTTGATGCTTGTCCAGCGATCAGAGAACCATTTACCAACTCCACCGAAGAATGAAACAACAGCAGCCCAAGCATCCTTCAAAGCATTAACAAATGGTCCGGTGAAGAAGTTAGCTACCTTACCCCAGGCATCCTTCATAATAAGGAACTGACTAGAAGTAAATCTAACCAGCCAAGAGAATACGTTAATAGTAGTAACGATAAGACCGAATACAGTCTCAAGACCCTTGACCATGCCTGCTAACGCAGCAGGATCATTAGCGAAGTCTTTAAACATGTTGCCCAAAGCTGTACCGATTCTTTCAAAACCTTCACCAGTCACCTTCATGAACGGTTGAAGTTTACTAGAAAGAGCTTCAATTCCTGGAAGGAATCCTTCAAAGCCTCCCTTAAGTCCATCAGCAATAGGCTTAAGACTCTTGACTACGTTATCGAATACACCCTTAATACGCTTCTCGAACTTGAGCAGGTAATCGGTACCCTTCTCGAAACCATCAATCAAAGGCTGCTTGAAAGAAATAGTGGCACGAGAGAATAGGTTATCGGTAACCATCTTCAGAGTGTCTTCAAGACCCTTCTTCTGACGGTTCAACCTCTCAAGCTCAGACTTGTCATCACCAGTAAGGCTCTTCTTGTTCTTGATCTTATCGATGTTGTTCAGAACCTTTTCAAGCTTAGCCTTAGCTTCTGCCTCGTCTTCCTTAGAAAGACCAAAGATCTTATTTCTGAAATTGTCAGCAGCTTCCTCTACCTGTGGATCTCTCAACTGCTTAGTGATAGCGGCAGCGATAAGTCCAGCACCTAGACCAGTAACGATTCCACCACCAAGCACAGCACCAATCAGAGGACCAGCAGTAGCAGCGGCAGCAAGAATGACAGCAGTCATCTTCAAGCCAGCAGGATTAGCAAGGAAAGAAAGCTTATCTCCGAATCCTGACATGAAAGAAGATCCTGCCTTGACTCCATCCTTACCAATCTGAGATAGAGGACTCTTGTCGACATCCAGCTTTACCTTGATGTCGATGTCTTTTGCTGACCCTTCTGTAATAAGCTTATCGATACCAGACTTAGCTCCTGTAGTCTTAGCCTGAACAGCTACAGTAACAGGCTTAAAGTTAGTCTGAGAGAGCTGTGTAAGCGACTTACGGAAACTGGTAGTGTCAGCCTCCACAGCAATTTTCACAGGCTTTATCTTGATTCCTTCAAGCTTCTTCAAGGAATCCTTAAAAGACTTAACGTCAATCTGTACGGGAATCTTAGTACGTGTCTTAGCAGCAGCTCTTTCAAGTTCCTTCGGAATACCGGAGGTATCAAGTCGAGCTACAGCGAAGATCTCTGCAATATTACGTTTCGGCATTGATACCTCCGAGTATCCTCAATTAGTTTCTATTCATAGCTAGAGAGTTAGCAATCTTCCTCTCTAGTTTCTTAGCCTGTCTCATATCCTCTGTCTCAATAATCGGAGTCATCAGATAATCATCATAAATTTCTAATTGCTTAGCATCTAATCCAGCCGTAGCTAGGCGATAAGCAATGTCCAGAGCAACTCTAGGATTGATCCAGTTCAACCAATGCTCGTTTACTTGCCTGCTCCCATTACACTGGCACCCTTGATCTCTGCCCAATCCATCTGACTCAGTTCGGTTACTCGTGTCAGAGGTGCATCCAGAGGATTGACTGAAGTTTCCTGAACCTCTTCCTCCTGAGAATTCTCCTCGCTGTCCAATTCTGCTAGCTGTGCTGCAAGTGCATCTCTGCGACTCTTGCGCTCTGCTGCCTTTTCTAGCTGCTTGCTGTGCTTCATGGACTTGTTTGAAGACTTCTGCTTCGTAGGCTTCCCAGTTGGAGACTGCCCAGCCGTAGAGGCGGAGTCCTGCTCCAAAGGGCGGTTTGCTCCCTGAACTCCTGAGAACAAGAACTGTAGGATTTCAATGAAGATATCCTGACCAGCCTTGTGATCTACAGCCTGCTTATAGAACTTGTTGAAAGAGGTTGGTGTGAGAATGGTCTTGAACACATCATACATAGCAGCCATAGCTTCCCACTCAGAACCCAATTCGCCTGCCTCCATAAGAGCAGCAAGTTTCATGAAGGGTAGAACAGAGATGTCAGCAGAAAGCTCAATCTCTTCTCCGTAGAAGTCAAATACCTGAATCTCTTCCTGAACTTTCTCAGCTTCCTTTACAGCAGCACCGAAGCTACCTAAAACTGTTTTCTTGATTTCATTCGACATTTTATATCCCTTAATCTTCCTGTCATCGTTGTTGATGACTCTAGAGTTTTCTGACTAACAACAGTAATCCTTGTACTAGAGTGGAGATGCTGTAGGTAGTGTTACCCTCCACTCTTCAAACGACTATCAAGGGGTTACGGGATCAACGATCCATTCGCCAGCAGCCCAGTAGTTCCATACGTCTGTTGAAACGCCAGTTGCAGGAACTTCAGCTTCAAAGGTAAGACCTGCAAGAGAAGCCTTATCGGCACCCTTACGACGAGACTGAGTTACCTCACCAGACTGGAATACCTTGTAGAAAATGTAAAGTTCGTCGTCATCTTCACCTAGCCATGCAAGCATGTGGCGAACCTCAGCACCTGGCTTAGGAGGAGAGAACTTAGAAACAGTAGTACCGGCAGAACCAGTTACGTTCCATGTTCCACCTGAAAGAGCAAACTGAATGTTACTCTTGTTAATGCTTGCTAGCGCAACACTAACGGTAGCGGTCATAGCTGTAGTAACGGTGCGGATACGGTAGTAGGACTCAGCTACCTCAACAGGATCTACATCCTTACCGAAAGTTACTTCAATTCCTTCATCGGTATAACCAGCAAGTTTCCATGCTGCGTCGAAGGACATAGTGAACTTACCGGCTGTAGAAGCTACAGTAGGTAGTGCTGTTCCCTGAGGTGCTAGTAGCAGACGACCAGGACCAGTCTTGACCTGATTGCCATCTGCGTAAAAGGCTGGAAGTGCCATATTAATGCTCCTTAATAAATGGTGACCAAGCCTGAGGGCATATAGGTCATACTGATATCTAAACTGAACTTAGCTAGATTCTGGATGTCGCTAAGCTGCTTGGTTGCTGAACTCAGAAGACTCACATCAGTAAGTCGTACATCAGAGTAACCAGAACCAAAACTCAATGTTCCTCGTGCGAATGCTCCGTAGCAGAGATACTCAAGGTCTTGAGCGATCTCGTTTACTGCATTCCATGGAGGAAGGGTGTTACTTGTCGCTCCCTTTCCATAAACTGTTAGCTGATAGATAGGAGTCTTGATTGGTACGTAGGCATCAGCAGGAGAGGAAATAACATCAGCTACGATGTAGAAATTCTTCTTCCAGCCTGTCAATGAGTTAGGCAAGGAATCAGCAACTTCATATCTGGCAGAATTAGGTAGCCCTGTCAGCCATGCGTTCACTACTTTGTTTGGTGTTGGATAAGCCATCAGTGATATTCTCCTCTCTCTTTGTATGCTGTTTCACGGACAAAAGGCTGAGCTGGAATTCTATAGACAGATCCGTCAGCTCTTTCATGCTCTGTTCCGAATTCTACAAAGGCGGCATGGCTTGCAGTCGCTCCGAAATAGATATCTCCGGTATCCTCATCAATCTCAGCGAATGTGGACTGTTGAAGACCTCCGGTATCTACGGGCGCACTGGTGAAGAGATCGCTGGCTAGATCATCCTTGAGATTAGTGAGCGGAGAAATACACGCTTTGACGTATGTCTTTTCCCATCTGGGCTTCATACGTACACGTCTAGCCATGCGATCCTCTCCCTTCCCTGTTCGAGGTTAATCGTCAGACGACTCTTCTTTATCAAGCCACACCATCCCCGGTATGTCTTAAGAAGTTCATCTAATTGAATTATCGGTATTGCTTACTACCTATCCTACTCACTTCGAGACAGGATCAAGGTGATCGGTACGTTAATCAGAGAATTCCTTACTGTTGTAGCGATTCCGTCAACGTCGTAGTAATAGCCTGTCTGGTCATCAACTAGTCGATCACCCTTCTTGATATTCGTATTACCGTTAACGGTGGCTCGTACACGCCTGACAACTACCGTAGATCTTGTCTCAGAATCGATTACTTCAACATCAGTCTCTTCAAGCAATGTAGGGATCTGCAAAGCGATTACTTTACCAGAATTGTCTTCATCGCCATTAGGCAAGGTAATAATTCCACGTCTCTGAGTCATGGTCGTATTAGGTACGAAGAACATAAAGCATCAACTCCCTAGAGGCTTCCATGGTGTTGCCCATGTAGAGATCTCATCGTTGTATCCTGTGCTGTATCTTCCTCTGTAGCGGTCTACTACAAGGGTCTGATTAGGCTGTAGCCAAGAGATTTTACTCAAGGCATCTACAACCCAGCGTGAGCGAATAAGGGCTGTATCATTCAATTCAATCTGAGCATTACCTGCACCAACAGACTTCACATCAGAGACAGCATACGGGGTAATCTGCTCAGAAAGCCATGCAGCCAGGTAGCAAATACCATTCCTAATCCACTTCGCATCGGTAGCAGAGATACCTTCCTCATCAATCTCTTCATATGTCCTATTCATAGCCTGCTCAAAGATGATCTCTGCTTGCTGAAGAACGGCAGGAGAAACATTCTTACCGGTGATGATCTTCACATCATCGAAGGTAGCGAACTCAGGAACATAAACAATGTCGGTAGAATCTTGTATGTAATCAGAATCCACATAAATACTGTAGCTTCCGAACTTAGGGAAACTTTCCTTAATACCTACACCAACATAATTGACTACAAGAATAGCCTCGTACTCACCAGCAGCAATGTCTGTATCAGCAATCTCAACAGTAACAATTCCCTGCTCAAGGTCTGTCAGTTCAGCATTAACGGAATAGCTCAAGAACTGTGCACTCTTCGGACGCATCTGAAATACAACTGTCTGAACAGCAGCAGGATCGTTGTCAGTAAGGTCCACAGGATTACCGTCAACGTCTTTCATTTGTAGAATCAAAGCAGGTGCAGTATCACCCTGTTTGATGATGTAATCATAATTAATCATGTGACCTCACCTTTCAATAGAGACAGAAAAAGAGGGCAGTGCGTGGGAGACCTCCCATTTGGGGACACGCACGCCCTCTTAATTCTATGTGTTTAGATTAGCTTGAAGAACGCTCGATAACAGCCCAAGAAGCTACGTCACCAACAGCGAATCCACGACGTGAACGGAACATAAGCTCAGTTACATCCTTGCCTGGGATTCTTTCTGACTTCTGCTCAGGACCGGAACGGGCACCTAGGATAAGGGTGTCACGGTTACCTACGAATAGAAGAGCGTTACCAGCAGCACCAGCAGCACCACCTGCACCAGCAGGAGTATCAGAAGCAGCAGCAGTAGTCATAGCACCATAAGTGAAGATTACTGGGATACCTTCGATAGTAGGAACTCCGGTACGAGTAACGGTGTAAGGAAGGTTACCTGAAAGAGAAGTCTCAGCAGGTGCATAACGGTTGCCGTTACCATCTAGAAGTCCACGGATGGAACCCTTAAATGATGGGTGAGCAATGATGATTGCACGAGACTCATCGAAGTTGGTAGAACCTTCAGCACGACCAATAACATCTAGGATGTCAGCGATAGTTAGAGCACCAGCAGTAGATACTCGGTTAGATGCTGAGTTGTACTGAGAGATTTCACGGTAAAGTGAGGTGAATGGAGCTACGTTGGAATCTGGTCCAACCTTAGCTACAGTTACACCTAGAGCTGCGTTGTCAAGCTTTACAGCGTGCTTAGAAGCCCAAGCAACACCAAGATCGTTAACAACAGTAGCCGCAGAAACGGCATCAGCAAGGTCTTCATCGGTTAGCGGGAATGCCTGACCGAACTTAGCAGCCTCAAGCAATACGCTTGTACCACCAGTGGTGTTCTCAGGGTAGAACTCACCCTTTGCGATTACGGAGTCAGAAGCTGCTGGCAGCCTGTTAACTCGCTTTGTGTCGCTTCCCATGTTGACCCTACGAGCAACGAATTCTACAGCAGAACGCTGAGCAAGGGCTACAACTGGGTTAGACTCAACTTCGAGGTTAATGTAACCATCGATATCTTTGTAAGCCATTTGAAATACCTCCATAGTAAATTATCTGAAAAATAGAAATAGCCGTGAAGCATAGAATGATTGAACATCCTGCCATCACGGCTATTCCGTGGATTTCCCGTCACGGTACTTTCCCAGAATGAGAGGCTTAATGTTGCCCCTTGGCGTCACGCCTTTTGTTGTCTCCAATTACCTTATCGGTAGTAATCAAGACTCATCTGACTATCGTTACTACTGTCAGCGCTTTCCTTTAATCAAGTCTGCAACGATAAGATCGGTAGAACTCTTCTCACGCTTAGGCGGATTCTTTCTACCGCTATCAGCAGAGCCAGGACGAACCTTAACAACTACTTCCTCATCATCCTCAGCAGGCTTGAAGAATTGAGGGAAGTCCTCAACCATATCTTCAATCTGATCTTCCAGGTCATCCAGATCAGTAAGGTCCATACTCTTCAGTAGTCGACCCATCTGCTTCTCAGTTCCGGAGAAACCAGCCTTGCTGATTGCCTTCTCAACCTTAGTCTTTACAGCTTCAGCCTTGTAGGTGGAAAGCTCAGAGAGAGCATCCTCATACTGCTTCTTAATGCTGTTCAGTTCATCTGAGTTAGCTGGATCTGCATTCTCAGCAGGCTTACCAACCTTCTTAGAGGTTTCTCTGTGAGCCTTTCTCTCAGCACGTAGAGCATTCTTGAGGCGAGTAACAGCCTCCTCAGGTGTCTCTACGGTGTCTTCTTGCTCATCTGAGTCATCCTCTGGCTCATCGATATCTTCACCTGAGCCGCCTGCACCGTTGTAGAGGGTTACTCCTAAGAGATCTGTATAACTCTCTTCGGTATCGAATTCATTAGTACGAATAAACACTGCTAGTCTCCTTTAGCATTGTCGGTTTATGTTCTTACACCTGTAGTATCGGTACTACTAGTACTAAGCCTTACTGAACATCCTCAGGCAACGGAGTCAGCTTAGGAATTCCCATAGCATCCATCTGCTCATCAGTAAAACCAAGGTAACGCATAGCTGCACGCTGAGGCATTCCAACATCCTTAATGAGACTTCCTACCATTGTTACTGTCTCGCTCAAGTTATCAATCTCTTGTGGTGCCCAGTTGATCTGAATAGCAGCATCTAGAGTTTCTACTCCTGACAGCTTCAGTACGAAGGTTAGTACATCAGACCAGTAAGCAGTCAATGCATTCTGCCTTGAGATAATCCTAGCTCTCAATGGTGCATCTGCTGCCCTTAGTGCATCAGCAGAAGGATGCTGACCGTTAGATGATGAGAAGTGGCGCATATCAATACGACATACATCAGCCATTCCCTTAACGAAATGATCAATCCCTTTTGTGAATACGTCAGGCTTACTTGGCTCAAACTGTCCAATAGCATCAGCCCAAAGCTCAAGAATAGTCCTAGCACCGCCCTTAAGATTTGATGAGGTATTATTTTGTGCTCCCTTAGCACCTCCACCACCAATCTGAGACATACCACCAGTAGCATCAGCTTTAGTAGTGTGCAACAGATAACGCTGAGGGAATGCTAGATAATCAACAGATTCCATCAGAGTGACAGTGAACTTAACGATGGCATCCTGAGCACCGTAAGCATCGATATGCTCTGGTGTTCCATATGGTCTGCCAGCAGGACGAGCATGGAATACAGGAATCTCTCCGAACTCATGATAAAGAGGGAACTCCTCACCATCAGCGGTGTAAGGCTCCCATACCATCTTAGAGATATGCTCCTGCTTCTTCGGTGCTGAATACTTTTCAATTCTGTCAAAGTAATACAGGTTAGCTCTTACGACAGGATCGCCGAACTCATCCACATCATCCCATGCGCGGATAGCGAATTCCTTAAGCCTCTGATCAGCCTCAGAATAAATCATTCGTGTCTCAAGTGGAGAGATAGGGCAGATATCAACTTCACCGTTCTCATCCAACCAGACAAGCACATAGTTATCTCCGTACATGAATGCATCCTTATGGAAATGCTGAATCTCCAAAGGCATCTCATTAGCTTCCCAAATAACAGAAAGGGTATCTGTCAAAGGATCATTCTCAGGAACGGTAGCTGAAACATAGCTGACACGCTCGCTAAGAAGCTTTACTGGAATACCAGAATAGTTGAGCTGGTACTTATCCGTACCTAGACCCAACATGTTTGCATAAATATCATTAGAGAACATCTCAGGGCTTGCACCTTTAGCATAAGCTGCCGCTTTGGTGTAGCCCTCCTGAGCATCAATCAGCTCAGAATATCCTCTCTTCAAGTCTTGCACGCTCATTGCAGCCTCCTATGCTGTCTTACGTCTACTACTCGTACTATCGTCAAGTACAAGGATTACTGTTGTTAGTCAGAAAAGTCTAGGCATACCTTCTGACTGTAGATCTACCTGAGACATCATTCTTCTGAGCCTTACGCACATAATTAATTGCATTGCTAACAGAGTCCACCATGTCATCATGAAGGCTCTTTGGTGAAAGGCTAAGCATTTGTGCTTCAAGCTCAGGAAACTTCCTTACATGCTTTACCTTTTTCTTATCGTATTCGTTCAAAGCTCTTGCAGCCCTGACCAGTTTATTCTCGGTAACGTGTTCGGTGATTACTGTAATAGGCATATCATGGAATACTCCACCTTCATCTGTATACAGGTCTCCACCTTGATTCGTCTCCACGATAATTGCCCTGCATGAGTGTTCCTCGATTAGAGATAACACCAATTCCCTCATTGCAGGTCCACGGTATTTAATCTGAGTAGAGTAAGCCACCTCGAACATATCAATAGCCTCACTGTAATTAACTACAGCAATAGCAGTGAAGTCATTATGCGGTCCTGATTTAACAGCAGGGTCTACATAAAGAATGCGCACATTAGGATACTCAGACAGTTCACCGTAACCATCCTCAGGGAAATGGTCACCATTCCAATAAGTACCATCCTCAGGCACGGGCTCATTAGCAAACTTACGTGCAAAGCTTCTGGTGTTCTGATTCTGTAATAGCCATTCCATACTCCACTTATCAGCCCAACAGGAACGCATACTTCCATCATCTCTACGAATGAAAGGTGGATAGTAATGGCTTGAGATAGTCTCCTCACGTATCCACCTAGCCGCCTCAGATGGATTCTCAGCCGCTCTTTTTAATTCATGGATAAGATCTCCAGGTTGGAAAGAAGTCCCTACAATAACTACTCTAGCGCTTTCCTCAAGAGGGAACAGGTTACTGACCATAATCTCTTGACGTTCCTTAGCGACAGATAGAGAAGAGGAACCTTTCAGGATATCGTCGAACAGGAGAAAATCCGGACGCTGGTTGGAATTTTTAGCGCCCAGAGACGAGGTAGCAAAACCTTTAGCTCGAATCTGAAATCCACTCTTAGCCCTATAGCTATCCACCTTATCCTCAGTGCTGATTGCTGGATAATACTTCGTCTCGAAATCAGTAGTGTCGTTACACAACTCAGGATAGTCAGCTCGAAGCTTGACGTTATTCTTCAATTCCTCACGGAAGTTGCGAAGATGATCCTTAGCCTGATCTGCTGAGTCGCTGAATAGCATGACGAACTTGTGATGCTGATGTGCTGCACTCCACGTCACGCCAATATCAATCAGTGTAGAAGTCTTTCCCATAGCGCGAGGACACTGGTAAGCATCTCTCTGACCACGAGGACCAGATCTGTCTTTATCCTTCACCCATTCCAGACTCATAGTCCTATAAGTCTCAAGGTGGAAATCAGCAAAGGATACTCTTCCAATACCGTGACTGATCTTCGGCATGAAGTAGATGAGAGCGAATGCTAGAGCATTATTTCTAGTGAGGAACTTCCTGCCTTCTGAATTAGAACAAAGCTTCACGAAGCTCTCAGGGCTACCAGCAAGGTCTGTGATGTACTGCTTGAGAGAGAACTGTTCAGCATCAGTAGAGAATTCCACAAACTGACGGTAGAAAGGAATATCAACTCTCTTCTTCGGAATTGCCATTGCTGTCTCCTTCAAGCTGTTGCATCAAAGCCATAGTATCTGCATCGATTACCTTAACCTCATGCTTAGTTTCCATAGGCTTATCAAGACCAAGGTACTTACTACGCCTATCCTGGATCTTTACCAACCTATCCAATGCTGCAAGTTTCACAGAATCATCGTTAACGATATTGCCGTTGCTGTCCTTTACAATTCTTCCGTTGGAATGTGCTACGTGACTATCTTCAAGGATCTGTAAAGCTACTGTCTCCATCTGTTCCAGCAATTCCATCTCACGATTAATGAGAGCTTCTTTTGCAGGCATGGAAATATCCAACTGTACTTCTGAAACGATCTCTCCTACACGAGTCTTAGATAGGTTAACCATCTCAGCAATCTTACGGATTGACTTCCTACCTAAATACAGCTTCCAGATATAAGCATCTCTTTCAACCCTTTGTGCAGGTGTAAGGCTTAGAGGGTCCAACGTCCCCCAATCAGTGTCCGGAGTTTGGTTCTGGTGAGTCATTGTCGTCTCCTTCTATTTGTACTCAGTGTTAGTATCGGTAGGACGTGTAGTCATGTACTAGGATTACTGTTGTTAGTCAGAAAAGTCTAGTCACCTCTTCTTCCTTCTAGATACTCTCTGAGGTAGTCCTCTAAGCTTTGCTGCCTTCGTGTTACCTGAGCCTGTATACGCAAGTAGCGCAGGATGGTATTTCCTAAGACTTGGTGTCCTAGAGAACTTCCTCTCCTGCGCTTTACTTACAAAACCTTTAACCCAAACTTTCGGGGTCGGGTAGTTACGTCTGTTCAATACTGCGGGTAGACCTTTTCTCTTTGCCATCTTCTTTCTCCTTACAGTTACATGGAACTATCTCAACTACTTTATCGCGCTTAATGCATCTGCATGTGCTGAACGTTCTTCCGTGGATGCATTTCTGAATCTTATGCATAGTTTCCCTTTCTGACAAAATAGAATAGGGAGGATACCTGTGTTAGATACCCTCCCTAGAATCTTGGTTGATTACTTATCTTCCTTCTTTGCTGTCTTCTTAGTAGAAGGCTTAGGAGTTTCCTCCTTGAACTCTTCAGTACCTGCATACTCAGCAAGTCCAGGACCGTGAGAATCCTTTGGAGGCTGAGCTGTCTCAGTACCTACTGGTGGAAGATGAGGTAGACCCTGAGGACCAGGCTCA